ACGCAGAAATGACTGTCAAGCGTAAGAAGTTCAAAGGTAAACCAGATGATAAAGAGCTTGCAGAATTCAAGCGTGAACACCCTATGGGTTGGATTGAAGAAGAAGAGCTAAAAGCTACCGAATACCTATTCGATGCAGATGGTAACCATGTGACTGAGTACAAGCTTGATGCTGATGGTCTACCAGACCTCACAAAGAAGCCTAAAAAGGTCCGTGTGCCCAAGAAATCGTATTGGGGATGCTACCGTGTGGCTGAAACTCTAAACGTTGTTGTAGACGGTTATCGCATCGATTTCGGTGTAGGCGGCGTTCATGCTTCACTGTCTGAACGTATCGCAAAAGAAACATCTAAGTACATGATTCGTGATGCTGACGTAAGTTCCATGTATCCAAACATTGCTATCTCAAATGAAATTTATCCTGAGCATTTGAGTAAAGATTTCTGTGTGATTTATAAAGACATGTACGAACAGCGTAAGTCTTATGCAAAAGGCACTGCTGAGAATGCCATGCTCAAGCTTGCACTGAATGGTACGTATGGTAAGTCCAACGACAAGTATTCTGTGTTCTATGATCCTAAGTTCACTATGTCGATTACAATCAACGGTCAGTTGTCACTACTAATGCTTGCTGATCGACTATTGCAGATCAATGGTCTAAAGCTTATCCAGTTGAACACCGATGGTTTGACCGTTGCAATGCTGCGTGAAACTGAAGAACAGTACAAAGAAATCTGCGCTCAATGGCAAAAAGATGTAGGTCTTGAGCTAGAATTTGTAGACTATTCAAAGATGATCATTCGTGATGTTAATAACTATATTGCTGTCTACACTAACGGCAAGACAAAGCGTAAGGGTGCTTATCAATACGAAGGTCTAGGATGGCATCAAAATCAATCTGCATTGGTCATTCCAATGGCTGCTGAAGCTGCAATGCTACATGGTGCTGATATCCGTCAATTCGTTGAAAATCACTTCAATGCCGGAAACATCTTTGATTTCATGCTACGCACAAAAGTACCTCGTAGCTCTTCACTGGTGCTAGAGTACGAAGATGGTCGAGTTGTACCACAACAAAACATCTGTCGTTACTATCCTTCTAAAAATGGTGGTAAACTCATCAAGTTGATGCCAGCACTGGAAGGTAAGGAAGACGATGGTGATCGTCGTTTAGGTATCGATACCGCTTGGAATGTCAAGACATGTAACAACATGAAAGACTTTGATGGTGATATCGACTTTGATTACTATGTGCAGGAAGCGGAAAAGCTTGTAATTGGAGGTTAACCATGAGTTGGAACAATGTGTTACCTTGGTGGTTCTATGAATTGGAATATGAGCATTGGTTAGCTTCCATGTCTTGTGCTTTTGAGGAAGAGTGGTTTTCTGGTACATCCAAGGTATTACCCGGACATGTGATAAAGATTTCAAAATCTACATTTAACACTTGGGATGTAGGTGGTTGGAATTATCAATGCGAAAAGGAATTCTAATATGTTGTATAAATACAACGATGAATATAAAACTTTGCAACAATGGGATGAACATGGTATACTACGTTCTAGCATGAGCATGCCAAAGAGTGATCTGAATTTAATTGCTCGACTTAACATCAAAGAAAATATTTTGAGAGAGGTTGACAAGAAAGAAGATTCTGAGGTATAATTCAAGTATTGCTTGACATTCTCTTAAAATGATGTACAATAACAATATGGGCGATTGGCGAAATTGGTAACCGCACTTGATTTAAGCTCAAGCGTCTTTGACTTCAGGGTTCGAATCCCTGATCGCCCACCAGTTATAGGAGAATTAAATGAGAATCTATGGACCATATCTTAGAAAAGACGGAAGAAAACATGTAGTTATAATTCATGATGATGGAACCAGACAAACAAAGTCTTATCCCAGATTATTGATGGAACAATATTTAGGAAGAGAACTTCTTGAAGAAGAAACGGTTGACCATATAAATGAAGATTTTACAGATGATAGAATTGAAAACTTACAACTTCTTACTCGTGAAGAAAATTCAGCAAAAGCAATGATTGATAAACCTGCAAAGATTTATGAATTTATTTGTCCAAATTGTGGAAAAGAATCATGGAAATTTTTAAGAGATGTGAAAGCAAATCGAAGTAAAGGTAAGAAGGGTCCATATTGTAGTAGAATATGTGCAGGTAAACATACGCATGTAGATCATTGGAATAACACGACTGTAGCTCAGTGAACAGAGCAGTAACCTTCTAAGTTATTGGTCGGGGGTTTGAATCCCTCCAGTCGTACCAAGAACCCATTCGGGATGGGAAACGGTGATGCTATTCTTCACTAAGAGCCGTAGCTGGCAACCGAAAGGTACTTAGAATAGCGTATTTGCTACGTTGGTAACGATATACCAAGCTAGAGAACGTAACTAGCACTATTAAATAGTCCCGCTTATGCCTGTTGCTCACATCCCTAGAGTTAGCGGCACACTTCAAGCGAGGCGGGTGAAAGCCCCGTCAAACCCAAACTGCGTAGCGGAATGGATTGGAAAATCAGATGTGCTGATGGCGTGGTACACTGCGGAGTTCAAAGGCCAAAGGGTCGTCGCCCGGATGTAACAAGACAGTATGAAACCGGTTTAGGGACCGGCGACATGCTAAAGTGCATCAAAGTATGGTACACTTCAGTATGTTGAAAGGAAAGTCATGAAAGTTTTGATTGGTTCACGAGCATTGGCATATTGGAATTCTGAATTAAAAATCAAGGATACTACTGATTGGGATATTATCAGTGATGAACCAATTGATGGTTCCGAATGGCACAATCCTAAATTTTTGAATAATGCTAAACTTGCATTTTATTATGGTTCACATCATAAAGTAAACTTCAATGGTCATGAACTAAACGTAATGAATTTGCGTGGTTTGTCAATTATCAAACGTAGTCATTTGTGGCGTAATCTAAGCTTTCAGAAACACATCACGCACTATCACAAATACATTCCTGAAAAATACAAGTGTATCAACCTGTCTGTTGCAGATAAAGGATTTTTGCAGCAACGTATTGAAATGACAATGAAAGAATTTCCACAAGGTCACCCTAGTTTGAAAAAGTCAGTTGACGATTTCTTTGATGACTATGTGACTAAGAAATACAACCATGATTATTTGCATGAACTTGTTGCATATCACGACAAACCGTTGTATACTCAACTCCAGCGTGATTCGACTATGGCATGGTGCGAAAAAGATTTGTGGGATCAACTATCAACTGATGATAAAATCAAGTGCGTAGCTGAAGAAACACAGGTCATTGCAATTGAGCGTTTTCTTGTACCTAAGGACTGGCAATATCCAGTACGACATGCGTATATTAAAGCACTAGATAAAGTATGTACTACACTGTGTAGTGGTTGGTTCAGAGATTGGGCAATCGATTACTATCCTCAAGTATTCGATTTGTGTGATACAATGAAGTTTGAGAACATTAGAAAGGAACTTGAAAATGGCACGAACTAAATCCGCACCTGAGTTGACTGTTGAAGAACAGATTGCTAAGATTCAAAAAGAAGCACAAGATAAGATTAAACAACTTCGTAATTCTCTAGCATGGAATGAACGATTTAAAACTGCATTCAATGAATATTTGAAATCTTCTTCTGAAGATATTGCTCGTTCTTTACAAGGTCATAAGCCAGAATATGGTATTGAGCGTGATATCAATATTGCTCTAGCTGACGTAAATCTAAGAGTTTCATATGATTCTTCTACGTTTGACAATGACCTGTATAATCAAGGTCAAATGGATAATCTTGTAGATTCATATGATCTAAGCGAATATCCTGTTTATACAGTATTTGCTGTATATGAAGGAACTGAAGTAAAAGGTTACGTTCGTATTAATTGTCATTATTCATCCTACAATGGTAATGAGTACAGTGCGTGGCATTTTGTTAAACCAACAGAAATTACCTGCAAGGTATTTTCAGCATATAAACCCTGAAAGGATTGAACATGTCTTTAAAACAAAAAGTAACCGATCTTCTAAATGAAGCGGACTCAGATGTTATTCGTGAATTCTTTCATTCAGAACTCACCGAAAATACTAGATGGGATTCTGACGAAGTAACAGACTTTCGAAAGAAACTATCTGATGTAGGTGTCAGATTTGAGCATGTAGATAATTATGGTGGTGAGGAAATGGGTCGTGAATACTGGTCTGTTTATGCTTTCCATGATGAAGCACATGCGGTGTATGTCAAATTCGATGGATGGTATGAATCATACAACGGTTCAGAATATGAAGAATGGTTCTTCGTTGAACCACGACAAGTACAAGTCACTGAGTTTTCACGAGTTTAACTTGTGATTTCAGAAAAGCGAAACATGCGAGGTCAAATTAAACAGTTTGACCAGCAAGAGCATGATTTGTATGATAAATTAGGTAAGCAAGCAATCTTGAAATATTTAGATGTAGTATTACCTAGTTCACTTCGGTCAATTGAGAATCCAAATAGATTTGGAATTGATTTGCTTTCGTTGAATGAAGATGATCAGGTTCGTTTTTGTTGGGAAATTGAGGTACGTCATGGTAATTGGCAAAATGACACTGAATTCCCATTCAAAGAAATTAATTGCATAGAACGCAAGGATTATCAATGGCGAAAAGACTATGAATTCTTGAAGAAAATACCATACAAGCTTACTGACAATTGTGTCGTATATTACGTACAGTTAAACAAATTATGTACTCGTGCGGTATTTATTAAGGATTCCGTGATACTTGAACATGACCTGATTCCGTGGTACAATAGAAAATCTGACAATGAATATGTTCGTCAAGTTCCAATCAGTAAAACTAAACAAGTAAATCTTGGGTCAGTAGCTTAAAGGTGAAGCCCTCGACTCATAATCGAGATAGTGCTGGTTCAAGTCCAGCCTGACCCACCACTTGACAATGAATCTGAGATTTGCTATAATCTCATTTCGGTTGACTCTTACCGTTCTAAGAGTAGTCTTTAAATAATTAGTCGAAAGGAAATTATTATGAATAAACTAACAGGTATGCTTCTATATGTTTGCATCAACAAACCAGTAAAAGCTTATGTAAAACCCGGACAAGACCCAAAACCAGATGAATGGAAAGCTTCTATTGCTATTGCTGATGAAGACACTGTTGATGCCTTTGAAGAGTTCGCTAAAAGCGTAGATTCTAAAGTCTCTGTCAAGAAAGTTAAAACTAGTGATTTTGAAGGTATCTACAAAGTAGCACCTCCAGAAGATGCTGGTAAGAACGTATGGGTTATTACTCTACGTAAGTCAACAGAGCTAGGTAAAACTGGCAAGCCTGTTCCTGATCTATACAAGCCCAAGGTCTTCGAAAAGGTCGGTTCAACTCTAGTTGATGTAACTAATAGCAAACTACCTGCTAATGGTTCTCTTGGTTCTATTAGCATTGATCGTTTTGATCGTAACAACGGCACTGCTTCACTCTATCTAAAGAACGTTCTAGTCACTAACATGATCGAGTACGTTGCTCAAGAAAGTGATTACAATCCCGGTGATGAATTCAGCGATGAAGGTTCTGCTGCTCCTGCACCAGCAAAGGCTGAGAAGCCAGCGCCAGCAAAAGCACCTAAAGCAAAACCCGCTGCTGAAACTGCTGACGAAGAAGACATGCCCTTTTAATCAAGGAGAAGGTAAATGACAAAATATACTGCTGATATTGTTAGCACACTAGTTTTCATTGCCTTCTTGGGTCTACTCATTGTGTTTGGACCCTTGGCTGTGATCTGGTCACTCAATACATTGTTTCCCATCCTAGCGATTCCGTATAACTTCTACACTTGGTTTGCAGTTGTTCTATTGAATCTAACATGGATGAGTAAGTCTGTAATTAAAAAGGATTGAAATGCAAAAGAAAGAAGCAATCGCAAAACTAGTACGTCTTTATTCTGAAGAGCAATCACTTGCTGAACAGATTAAAGAAATCAAAACTGAAGCTAAAGAATCTGGTTTGGAACCAGCGATCCTTTCGGCAGTAGCCAAAGCAATCGTTAGCAACAAAGTCGATGACCTCAAGAAAAAGAGTAATGAGATTATCGAAACCATTGATGTAGCTCGTAGTTAATTTCAGTGACCCGGAGGATAAAACCTTCGGGTTTTTCTTTAGGGGTTGTTATGAAAGTTATTATTGCTGGTGGTAGAGAAATTACAGACTTCAATGCTGTGAAGATTGCCTATGAGAAATCTGGTTTTAAAGCTACAGAGATTGTTTCCGGTGCTGCACGAGGTGTAGACTACCTTGGTGAACTTCTCGCAAAGAATTTAAACATTGCAGTCAAGCGATTCCCTGCTGACTGGAATACGCACGGTAAACGTGCAGGTCCAATTCGCAATGCAGAAATGGCAAACTATGCCGATGCCTTAATTGCAGTATGGGATGGTGAAAGTAAAGGTACTGCAAACATGATCGTACAAGCTAGACAAAAGGGTCTAGATGTATTCATTTATCTAATCAAGGGTGTAAAGAATGAGTGACAGAACACTAATTGTAGATGGCGACTTAATAGCCTACAGATTCGCTGCTGGTGCTGAACAAAGGTCAATCATTGCTACCATTAAGAAATCAGGCAATACTAAAGAATTCAAGAACCGTACAGAACTAAAGAAATTTGTAATTGATAAAGGGTTTGAATTCAATCCAGATGACTATGAGATTGAAGATGTACAGAAAGAAGTAGATGTATCAATCGCACTCAGTACAGTAAACAAATTCATGGAAAGTATTCAGAAGTTTACTTGGTGTGATAATGTTGAAGTCTATTTAGGTGGTGGAGAGACATTCAGACATAGATTAGCACTACCAAAACCCTATAAAAGCAATCGTGCTGATATGATTAAACCTGTGCATCTTGAAGCAACAAGAAATCACATGCGTAAAAAGTATGGGGCGCAAATTGTAACAGACTATGAAGTTGATGATGTTGTAACTATCCGAGCATATGAGTACTTGAACGCAAACAGAGAAGCTGTACTGTGTAGTGTTGACAAAGACAGCTATCAATGTCAAGGTGTTACGATTTTTAACTGGTTGTATGAAAAAGACGATTGGAAGCTTGAGGTCATTCCAGATGTTGGTGAACTGTACAAAGACAAACAGACTGTAAAAGGTACTGGTCTAAAGTTCCTAGCATTACAAGTTCTTGCTGGTGATACAGCCGATACTTATTGTGGTTACGATCTGTCTGAAGTTAAATACGGTCCAGCAAAGGCCATGAAAGCCCTTCAGGACGCACGAACAGAGCAAGAGGTTATGCAGGTACTGTTCAGTGAATTTAAGCGCCTCTATCCCCAACCATTCGCTTATACAGATTGTCACGGTGTTGAACAGGAAGGTACTTGGCAGAAGATGCTACAAATGTACTGGCAATGTGCTTACATGAAACGAAGCTGGAAAGACCCTAGTGATATTTATGATTTCATGGACGAAAGAAAGATCGCAATATGATTAAATATTATAGAGTAGACAATAGTGGTTGGTCTGGTGGAATAAGTTGGTTTGAAGGTGATACACGCTTTGCCACTTTTGATGAAGCCAGAAGTAATCAGCGAGAAAGGGATTGGGGTGACGATTCGGTGAAATGGAGAATTACGGAAGTAACTATTCAGTTCGTAGAACTAGATACCAGTCGCATTGCACAAAAAACAATTCAAGAAAGGTATCTATATTTATCATGAAAGAAGAATCATTGATTTATAGACTACGTAAACGTGCAGAAATTCGAAGAAACATTCCACACCGTAAGTCTGTGCAAGAAGGTAAACCTGATCGTATTGCTGATTTACTTGATGAAGCTGCCAATGAAATTGAAGAATTGCAGGAAGCCATTTATAACTATGAGTTGACTGTAGCTAGACTAGAACATAGATTAGGTGGTTTCTGATGACAATAGACTTATATAATACAACGGACGTTAAACATGTGCGTGAACAACTCATTAAAGAACAAAATAATAAATGCTTGGTTACTGGCCTTGACATTCCACCGAAGCAGCATGTATTGGATCATGCACATGATGATACACAATTGGTTCGTGGTGTTCTTCATCGACAGGTTAATGCATTTCTAGGTAAAGCTGAGAATGCTTATATGCGATTGATGCAATGGTGGTATCCTAATGATCTACCTGCATTACTGCGAGAATGCGCTGACTATCTAGAACGTGAAGAAGATACTCGGTTTCGTCACAATGGTTGGATAAAGAAAGTTAACACCGCTTTTAATAAACTTAAAGAATCTGATAAGGACAAAGTATTAGAACTTATGGGTTTAGAAAAAGGTAAAAATGGTGCAGAACGAAAGAAATTGTTTCAAAAGGGTATCTTGACAAAGAACTACGACTATGATACAATTCGGACATTCATAGGAGAAATAGCTAATGAAGATTAAAATTTTGAAATGCAGTAATCCGTTGCTTTGGTACAACAAACATGTTGGTGAAGAATTCGAAGTGCGTTTTATCGATGATAAAGCATACTGGACAAGAGAACGTGATGGTGTATTTAATGCACTAAATTGGGTGTACAAAGAAGATGCTACAATTGTAGAGGGTAATGTATGATAAAAGTTGAAAATAACATTGTAGTTACCCTTGAAGATGGAACAACGATTTCAATGACGAAAACCGAAGCTGAATCATTATATTCTGCATTTGGTGTAGCTTTAAATAAAGTCAATAACGTAAATAACCCATTCTATTTTGCACCGGGACAAAGAAGTTTCGATGAAATTAATCCAAATAGAATTACATGTTAAAGGAATAGAATGAAACATTCACAAGAAACAATCGATAAAGTAATTGCATTAAAAGCTGAAGGTCTGTCTAGTCGTGCAATTGGTGCAATTTTAGGTATTGGTAAATCAACCGTAAACGATATCTACAACAGAACCACCAATGCAGAACTCATTGATTGGGAATGGGATGCAGAAGTTCCAACACCAGAATACAATCCAGAAAATGTAGCTTTCAAAAAGAAAGGTCCACGAATTCTGTTCTTTGACCTAGAAAGCACACCAAGCATTGTTGCTACGTTTGGTCGTTGGAAACAAAATATCGGTACTGAATCTGTTCTGCGTGAAGGCGGTTTCCTGCTATCTGCATGCTGGAAATATCTAGGTGATGAAGAAGTTACTAAGATGGTTTTAACATCTAGTGAAGCGCAGAAAGGTGATGATACACGAATTGTTTGTGGTCTATACGAAGCATTTGAAGAAGCCGATCTGGTTGTAGCTCACAATGCTGCTCGATTTGATGTACCGCTATTCAAGACTCGATTGATTTCACATGGTATGCCTCCACCGAAGACAGTCAAAGTTGTAGATACACTACAGATTGCGAAGACATTGCGATTCAATAGCAACAAACTAGATTCTCTAGGTAACTACCTTGATGTTGGTCGTAAGATTGAAACAACAGGTATTTCACTGTGGATTCGTTGTATGCAAGGTGATGAAGAAGCATTGCATGAAATGGTCACTTATAATGAGCAAGACGTAACTCTTCTTGAACGTGTATACATGCGTCTACGTGCTTTCGATACTCGTCCTGCTAATGCCGGTCACTTCCACGATGATGATCATGCACATTGTCCTGTTTGTGGTTCAACAGAGTTAGAACATACTGGAAATTCAGTGTATACTCCAGTCTCTGAGTTTGCAGAAGTTGTTTGCAACGATTGTGGTCATCGCAGCCGTACACGACAAGTTCTTAACTCAAAAGAAAAACGCAATAAACTATTGATCACAGCACGATAACTGTGCTATAATTCTCCCTACGCTTAGTCGTAGGGATTTTTTGTTAAGTAAAGGAGAAAATGATGGTAAGACCTTGGGTACAATGGTTTGTTGATCGTAATCTGAAAGTAGTTCTGTATACAATCCTAGTTGTATCATTGCCGCTTTTCTGGTTTGCTTACATCCGTGAAGCAATGGATGATGCAGAGTATGCTTTTGATCTAATTAAATCTGCAAAGAAAGGACAATAATGGAACTAGAATACGACATGCAAGATTTTCAATCTGATTGCTATTTGTTTAATAAACTAGCAGGTAAAGATACTCTTGTATCTCACAAAGACCTAACAGAACAGTTTAAATTGATTGTTGAAGAACTAAAAGAAACCTGTGATGGTCTAGCAACAAATAACCCTGAAGAAGTTCTGGATGGTACAGTAGATGTCATGGTTACCGCAATCGGTCTACTGCAAAAACTAGAAAATCTAGGGATGAATGTTAATAAAGCACTGTACAAAACCGCAGTCAATAATCTAAGCAAGTTTCCAACTACAGAAGCAGTAGCGATTGAAACTGTTGAAATGTACGAACGTCAAGGTATTGATGTAGTGGCAGAGTTTAAATCCAAATATGATGTTTATGTCATTAAAGACGCAAACGACAAAGTTCGTAAGCCAAGTGATTTTGTCAGCAACGACCTGAAAGACTGTATCCCTGCTGATCTACAGGATGTTTT